TTAATTACTACACATTCCAAGGAAAACACGACAGAAGGGGGAGGAGCAAGTGAAAGTTTACATAGCCGGGAAGATCACCGGCAATCCATCATATAAACAGCAGTTTGCCGAGGCCGAGAAGAAACTGAGGGAGAAGGGGCATACCACCATGAATCCAGCAGTCCTGCCGGATGGGTTCGAGCACCAGGAGTACATGAGGTAGTCCATAGCGTGGACGAGGTGAAAAAACTGATTGAGGAGGTTAAGTAATGAAAATAGATTTACCTAATATAACAATTCAAGATGATTGGACTATACCGGGACAAATTAAAAAAATGCTCGAAGAAGCCGGCGAGGTTGCCGAGGCCGTTGCAAGAGATGAACCGATAGAAACCATTCGAGAAGCATTAGACACTATGCAGACATGCGCAACGCTTATAAACATGGTACTGGATGATTGGAATATTAAGTTGGATAAGTTTCTAATCGAGCACCGGGAGAAACTCGAAAGGAAGGGCTATTTAAATGCACCATCAGATAGCTAAAGAAATAGCCGACTTATTAGATAAAAAACGAACGGACTATGGTACGGAGAACATAAAAAAGTTTGGCACAAAGGGCGTACTGGTTAGGGTTAGCGATAAAGTGGAGAGACTTATAAACTTAACATGGGAAACTGACAAAGAACCTAATTTTGAATCTGTAGAAGACACGTGGAAAGACATTGCAGGATACGCAATACTGGGATTGATTGAGCTGAGGGAGGGCCGATAATGGCAATACATGAACTAAAACTTAATTCCATTATTTGAGAGAGGGGGCAGGAGTGATGGCGAAAGCAGACTTAACGATTTATACAAGCGAATATAGGCCGTGTTGGGTAAATGGGCAAAAAGCTTTGTTTCATAGATGGGAAGATAACGCTTTTCAATTATCTTCTGGTAACCCTACTAAGAGGACTCTCGCTATTATTGAGCGAGAAGATGGTTCAGTTCATGAAGTATACCCATATGAAGTTGTTTTTTGTGATAACAAGATTGATCAATATTGCTTTGAAAAGAGACAAGATAGGGGGCGGGAGTAGGTGACTGAAACAGTGTTGTCTAACCGGGAGAAAATCAGGTACCTTAAACAGTATGTCTGGCTGGACCGGCGTATCAATAGCCGCTTGGAGGAAGTAGCTTTGTGGCGGAGTCGCCTAGGTAAGCTAACCGCTACAATATCTGATATGCCTAAAGGCGGGGGAACAATCTACCCAGGTGGTGATATAGCTATTATTGATAAAATTGTTGACTTGGAGGCCCAGATCGATCGAGAGATAGATCAGTTGACTGATATACGTGATAAAATAGGGCAAGCTATTTTTGCCTTGGCGGATGTAAAAGAAAGAACGTTGATGGATTACCGATATTTGCAGGGGATGACGTTTGAATGGATAGCTAGTACAATGGGGTATCATTGGAGATCAGTACACAAGATCCACGTCCGAGCTTTAAATAAAATACAAATTGGGCAGTAAAGGGCATTGTTTTTTGACAAAATAGCGTATAGTATTTAAACTAGCGAGAGCCTCGGAGAAGTCCGGGGCTTTTTGATTTATGGATACTGTGGGGATATACATCTCATCATTTTGCAGGGGTGGGGGCAAGGGATGTTAAGTAGGTGATAATATGAATTTCTACAAAACTAAAAGATGGCGGTCTAAGAGAGACAAGGTTCTCCGGCGTGATGAATATTTATGTCGTGAGTGTAAGAGGTATGGTAAGACTACACCGGCGACAACAGTACATCACATATACCCGCTGGAGCAGTATCCAGAGTGGAAGCTGGCCAGTTGGAATATGATTAGCCTCTGCCTTGAGTGTCATAACAAGATGCACGACCGCAACACAAACGAGCTGACGGAGTTGGGGCAGAGCTGGGCGGACAGGATATCCCCCCCTCCCTAGAGGATTAGGTTTTGGCCTCCGGGGACCGGCAGGGGGAACCTTTTCCAATAGAGCGATCCTGGAAAAACTTTTTTGAGGAGGTGAGGAGGTGGCCAGGCAACGCGCAAGCAAGGAAACAGTTAAGCGAGCGACAATCGCTGACATGAAAAAATTAGGAATACATAAGCCCGAATATAACCGGCTAATTGACATATATGCTGAGCTTGTGGCTCAGTACGGCGAAATAACAGAAGAATTCGAGCGCAGCGGGTACCAGTATCAAGTTGAAACTGACCAGGGTGGTAAAAAGAAGGCACCGATCGTGGCCACGCTCGAAACACTCCGAAAAGACATATTGGCATACTCCGACAGGTTGTGCTTAAATCCAAAAGCGCTGGAAACGGTGACCGCTGAAACTGCGAATAAATCTAAATTGGCACAAGTTTTAAGCGAGCTGAAATGATGTGAAGAAGTACCCGAACCATGATATTGTTTTAGAGTATGCCAATAGCATTATTGAAGTAAGAAATGTAGCTTGTAAGGAGCTATATCAGGCCTGTCAAAGATTTTTAGATGACTTAAAGAATCCAATATATGAGCTTAGGCCCAAAGACGCCGAGTTTGTAATCGGCATAATTGAAAAAACCTTTGTCCATGACCAGGGTGAAAAACTAGACGGCACTCCGTTACGCGGGGAGCCCTTTTTATTGGAACCCTGGCAGAAGTTTATAATCTATAACCTAGTGGGGTTCTACCACAAGGGGACAAAGATCAGACGCTTTAAAGAGGCGTTTATTTATATCCCTAGAAAAAACGGCAAGACCAGATTCGCCGCGGCTTTGGCCTGGGCACTGGGACTATTGGAACGCCGATCCGGATCTAAATGTTATATCGTAGGAGCAGCTCTGGAGCAATCACTTCAGAGCTTTAATTTTATACTTTTTAATCTTGACGAGCTGGGCGAAAAAGATAACTTCCGGGTGCTAGACAATAACCAGGAACACAGCATCAGCGGCAACCTGGGAGACGGTTCAATCTACATCAAAGCCCTGGCCGCCAACCCGGATCGACAGGACTCACTTAACTGTAACATAGCCATAGCGGATGAGATCCACGCTTATAAGACACCGAAGCAGTACAACATCATTAAAGAGGCCATGAAGGCTTACACCAATAAACTGATGATAGGCATAACAACTGCTGGGGATGATATGACTTCGTTCTGCTATCAGCGGTTGCAATACTGCTTAAAGATATTAAACGGCACGGTCAAGGATGAGGCCTATTTTATTTTTATCACCAAAGCTGATGAAAGCGAGACTGGGGATGTAGAATACACCGACCCAGTACAGCACGAGAAGGCTAATCCTAACTATGGGGTGACGATCCGGCCCGAGGACATTATGAATGACGCACTCCAGGCTCAGAACGACCCGCAGCAGCGGAAAGATTTTTTTAGTAAATCGCTTAATGTCTATACGTCGGCCATGAAGGCCTATTTCAATATTGAGGAGTTCCGGGCATCCGATAAAAAGTACAACTGGACCATTGAGGAATTGGCTAGGCTGCCGATTGATTGGTTTGGTGGAGCTGACTTATCAAAGATGCACGACCTGACAACTTCTGCCTTGCACGGTCAGTATCATGGCGTGGATATATCCATCACCCACGCCTGGTTCCCGATTGTGGCCGCCGCACGTAAAGCCGAGGAGGATAATATTCCGCTCTTCGGTTGGAAAGATGATGGGTGGTTGGATATGTGCAACAGCCCGACCGTAAACTACAGCGACATTGTGAACTGGTTTTGGATGATGAAGCAAAAGGGATTCAAGATTAAGCAGGTGGGATTCGACCGTAAATTTAGCCGTGAATTTTTCCTGGCCATGAAGAAAAAAGGGTTCAAGATGGTCGACCAACCCCAGTATTTCTATAAGAAGTCTGAGGGGTTCCGGCATATCGAGAAGGCCGCCAAGGATGGCAAATTATACTATCTGCACTCACAGGCTTATGAGTATTGCGTTCAAAATGTCCGCGGGATAGAAAAGACTGACGACATGATCCAGTACGAAAAGGTGCTGCCGAACCACAGAATTGACATCTTTGATGCTGATGTTTTTGCCACCATACGGATGCTGGAGAACATGGAAAAGGCCACAAGCGCATCTAAGTGGCTGAAGGGGGAATAATTATGGGTTTTATAGACTTGTTTAGGCGTGGTAAGCCAAAGATACGGGCTGAAACTTCGGCGTTAAGCCTGTTTTTGACCAGCGACATGGATGATTTGAGTGTCCTGGGTTATACCAAACTATCAGATAATCCAGAGGTCAGGATGGCAGTCCACAAAATAGCGGATCTGATCTCCAGTATGACCATCCACCTGATGCAGAACACCGAGGACGGGGACATCCGGGTAAAAAACGAGCTAAGCCGAAAGATTGACATCAACCCGTACAGCCTTATGACCCGGAAGGCCTGGATATACAACATCGTCTATACCCTACTTCTTGACGGCAAGGGCAATAGCGTGGTATATCCGAAGGTCAGGGACGGCTTGATTGAAGATCTGGTGCCGCTAAAACCATCCCGAGTGAGCTTTGTGGACACTGACACCGGCTACCGGGTTGTGTATGGCGGGATACCTTATAACCACGACGAGACACTACACTTCACTATTAACCCGGACCCGGAAAGGCCATGGATCGGTCGAGGGTACAGGGTAGTGCTCAAGGATATTGTCGATAACCTTAAACAGGCCACCAAGACCAAGAAAAGCTTCATGTCCGATAAATGGAAACCGTCAATCATCATTGCGGTTGATGCCATGACTGAGGAACTGGCCAGCGAGGAAGGCCGGGATGCGATCCTTAAAAAGTATGTCAGCGAAACCGGAGGAGGCAAACCATGGGTCATTCCAGCAGAACTGGTCAAAGTAGAACAAGTCAAGCCGCTGTCACTTAATGACCTTGCCATAAATGATGCGGTCAACCTGGATAAACGCACAGTAGCAGGAATATTTGGAGTTCCTGCTTTTTTCCTGGGCGTCGGAGATTACAAGAAGGATGAATACAACAATTTCATAAACTCGACCATCCTGCCGATCGCCAAGGGCATTGAGCAGGAGTTGACCCGGAAGCTGTTATATAGTCCAGAGATGTACTTCAAATTTAATCCGCGCAGCCTGTATGCTTATGACCTCAAGGAACTGGCTGATGTGGGCAGTAACATGTATGTCCGGGGCATTATGTCAGGAAACGAGGTCAGGGATTGGTTAGGCATGAGCCCAAGGGAAGGACTGTCTGAACTGGTCATCCTGGAGAACTACATACCCCTGGGGATGATCGGGGACCAAAGTAAGCTGAAAGGAGGGGGTAATGGTGAGGGATAACCGACAGACTCGGAGCCTGCAGACGGAACTCAAAACAAGGGCAGAGCCTGATGCCCAGGATATGTATATCGAAGGTTATTTTGCAGTTTTTGGCCGCGAAACGGAGTTATGGCCTGGGGCTTATGAGGAGATAGCACCAGGGGCATTTGATAATACCCTGGGCAACGATATCCGGGCACTTATCAACCACGATACGACATTGGTCCTAGGCCGAACCAAGGCAAATACCCTGGAGTTAAAAACGGATAACTATGGGTTATGGGGTAGAGT